CCTTGTCTGGAGTGCAATCTTCAGGTACAGTTGGCACTGTTACGGTGTCTATATCGTAAGGAGTTAGTATGAATAAAACAGCTTGCTTAAACAAATATGAGCAGCCAAAGCCTGTACCTGTGCCAAAAACGGCTGGGTACCCTGAAACCGGCGTTAAAACTACGGGCGTCAAAATCCGTGGTACCGGCGCAGCAACCAAAGGAACGATGGCCCGTGGGCCAATGGCCTAAATGAATTACGCCGAACTCATCGACGCTATTCAGAGTTATACCGAGAATACGTTCACTGAATCTCAGCTTGCTACGTTTGTGCAGCAGGCTGAGCAGCGTATTTTCAACAGCGTCCAGTTCCCGTCTTTACGTAAGAATATGACCGGCACAACCGTGTCGGGGAATAAGTATTTGTCGTCGCCTGCTGACTTCTTGGCTCCGTACTCTATGGCGGTCGTTGATGGCTCGGGCAACTACGAATACCTGCTTAACAAAGACGTTAACTTTATCCGTCAGGCATACCCCAACCCGTCGTCTACCGGCACCCCGAAGTACTATGCTTTGTTTGGGCCGACCACGACATCCGGTGCGTCACCGACGATTACCAATGAGCTGTCGTTTATTCTTGGCCCAACCCCTGACGCTGCCTATACGGTAGAGTTGCATTTCTACTACTACCCAAACTCGATTGTGCAGGGCGGTATTGCTTCGCTTGGCTCTGTGGTAGCAGGTTCTGGCTACACCGACGGTACATACTACGACGTGCCCTTGGTCGGTGGCAACGGTGGCGGTGCGACGGCTACTATTGTGGTCTCAGGTGGCGAAGTGACAAGTGCTTCGATTGCGTCCAGCGGTGCGGGCTACCGCACTGGAGACAGTTTGACTGTTGGCACCACGATTGGCGCTACCGGTTCGGGCTTCTCTGTGCCTGTGGGTACGCTGACTAATAACAACGGTACGTCTTGGCTGGGTGATAACTTTGACTCGGTGCTGCTGTACGGCTCGTTGGTTGAGGCTTATACCTTTATGAAGGGCGAGCCTGATCTGCTTCAGTTGTACAACACCAAGTTTAACGAAGGCATTCAGTTGGCTAAGCGTCTGGGCGATGGCTTGGAGCGTCAGGATGCGTATCGTTCTGGTCAAGTAAGGGTGCCGGTGACCTGATATGGCAATCACACAAGCACAATGCACGAGCTTTAAGAAAGAGCTGCTATCTGGCACGCACGACTTTAGCTCTGACACATTTAAGATGGCGCTGTATACAGCCGACGCCACGTTGAACGCTGACAATACCGTTTACACGACAACCAATGAGGTTAGTGGTACGGGGTATTCTGCTGGTGGTAACACACTGACAGTTTCAACGACGCCGAGTTCATCTGGCACAACGGCATACGTGTCGTTCTCGAACACATCATGGGCATCCAGCACAATCACCGCTCGTGGGGCGTTGATTTACAACAGCAGCAAGGCAAACAGGGCAGTTGCTGTGTTGGATTTTGGGGCAGACAGGTCTTCTTCTAGCTCCACTTTTACCGTAACCTTTCCAACCGCTGACGCTAATAGCGCCATCATTCGTATCTCGTAAGGAGCATAAACATGTTTATTGATAAGTCCAAAGCCACTGATGTTGTGGCAAGCACCGTTTCCTCTGGGGGCGGAGTGGCTGCTGGCGTTAAAGGCGGCGGCGTGTTTTCGGTTCAGTGCTTTGACGCACAGGGCAACCTAAAGTGGGAAGCCAAGAGCCACAACCTAGTGGTCAACGTCGGTCTAAAAGACATGAACGACAAGTACTTTAGCGGCTCAAGCTACACCGCTGCTTGGTACATTGGCTTGTATGGCGCTGGCGCATCGAACACCCCGGCTGCTGGCGACACGATGGCTAGCCACCCCGGCTGGACTGAGGATGTCAACTACTCTCAGGCAACTCGTCCTGCTTGTACGTTTGGCTCGGCCAGCACCGCTGACCCTTCGGTTATCACGAACTCTGCCTCACCGGCAGCGTTTAGCATCAATGCTTCGACCACGATTGGTGGGGCGTTTTTGACCAGCGATAACACCAAGAGCGGCACTTCTGGGATTCTGTTCTCGGCGTCTGACTTTGCCTCTCCCGGCGATCGTTCGGTTGTGTCGGGTGACACGATCAACGTGACCTACACGTTTAACCTAGACGCTGCGTAAGGGGTAACGTATGGCCACGATATTTGCCAAGGGTGATACGGTGCGTTTAAATGGTGTTTTGCCTGTCGGGCCTGTGCTTGCTTTTCGTATGGACGAAGACGGCACGGTGTTCTGCCTAATCGAGTGGCTCGATGGCGACGGTAATACCCAACAACGCTGGTTCAAAGAAGACGACCTTATCGCTGTTTAATAGGGGACGGGCGTGTTTGGTATAACCGCATTTGCCCAAGTCCCCTTCTCCTCGCTAGCGGAGAATGTCTTTAACGTCTTTGTAAGTGAGACGGGGCAGGCGGCGGATACGGTTACTAGCCTGTACGAGATTGGCGCTGCGGTAGTAGAACAAGCAGAGGTCAGTGATACCACGACCAATGTGGCGGTGCTACCGGCGTCTCTGAGTGAAACAGCCACCGGGTCTGAGTCCAATCAGGCGTTTATTGACTTCTTGGCGTCCCTGACGGAGAGCGCTACGGGGTCAGAGGCGCAGTCTGCCTCGGTGGATTTTGCCGTTAACGTATCTGAGACGGGTACTGGGGACGATGCTGTGTCGTCGCTCTTGGCGTTTGAGGCAGATATTGACGAGCATGCCGACGCCGCAGACTTTACCGCTACTAGCCACCAGCTAACCGGTCAGGTAGAAGAATTTGGCACGGTTGGGGACGAAGCGGCTTCTAATGCAGATTTTTCCGTCTCAGTGTCTGAGATTGCCAGTGGGTCGGATAGCGTTCAGGCATTTACCGACTTCATATCTTCTATTACAGAGACGGCTAGCGGGCTTGATGCCGCATCGGCCCTAGCATCTTTTGTTAGCTCCATCATAGAAACAGCCAGTGCTCTTGATGCTGCCGTAGCGTCTGCTGACTTTGTTGTGGATATTTCCGACACCGCGCAGGGTAGTGATGTAGCTAGTTCATCTTATATTATTGGCTCGGATATTACAGAACAGGCAGATGTTAGTGAAACAATATCTAGCATAGCTGATATGGCTGTATTTGTAAGCGAGGCGGCTACCGGGGCTGATGCTGACGCTGCCTTTATAGATTTTGCGGTTTCTGTCTCTGAGACGGCTGGTGGTCTGGACGGGTACATCGCCCGGGTGATATTTGTTAGCTCCATCATAGAAACAGCCAGTGCTCTTGATGCTGCCGTAGCGTCTGCTGACTTTGTTGTGGATATTTCCGACACCGCGCAGGGTAGTGATGTAGCTAGTTCATTTTATATTATTGGCTCAGATATTACAGAACAGGCAGATGTTAGTGAAACAGTATCTAGCATAGCTGATATGGCTGTATTCGTAAGCGAAGCGGCTACCGGGTCTGATGTTGACTCCGCCTTGGCTGACTTTGTGGCCTCTGTATCTGAGACGGCTGGTGGTCTGGACGGGTACATCGCCCGGGTGATATTTGTAAGTTCTGTGCTTGAGACCGCTACGGCGCTGGATGCCTTATCAGCCCGGTTCTTGTGGGAACTTATAGATGACAGCCAAAGTGTTACATGGCAAAATATAGACGCCAGCGCCAGCGGTGGTTGGGCGGTCATTGACAACTCTCAGGCTACATCTTGGTCTGACATAGACACATCGGGGCTTTCATAATGGCACTTGTTGTAAAAGATCGGGTCAAAGAGACCACCACAACCACAGGAACAGGCACGCTGACACTGGCTGGCGCGGCTACCGGGTTTCAATCTTTCAGCGTGGTGGGCGATGGCAACACCACGTACTACGCTATTTACGACTCAGCTTCTGGGGCTTGGGAAGTCGGGGTGGGTACTTACACCTCTTCTGGCACGACCTTATCTCGGGACACAGTGCTTGAGTCGAGTAACGCTGGCTCGCTTGTAAGTTTTGGGTCAGGTTCTAAAGACGTTTTTGTAACTTATCCGGCAGAACGGTCTGTGTATCTGGACGCTGCTGGTAACGCCCCGTATGACCCGGCTGGTACAGCGGTGGCTATGGCAATCGCACTGGGGTAACACATGGCAAACACATTCAAAAACTACGCCGCCGACGATGTTGGCACAAGCCCAAGCACTATCTTGACGGCAACCACGGCCACCACGCTGATTGGCGTAACGGTGGCGAACATCATCCTGACGACCATTACTGTGGACGTATACCTAACGATTGGTGGCACCGACTACTACATTGTTAAGGGTGCGGTGGTGCCTGTAGGTGGTGCGCTTGTGCCTGTGGGTGGCGATCAAAAGGTTGTGCTTGAGACTGGCGATGCGCTCAAGGTGGTGAGTTCTGATGCCACTTCGGCTGATGTTATTGCCTCTGTGCTGGAGATCACCTGATGAGTTTCATTGGCAATGCCCCTGCTGCGATACCGACTAGCTTTCAGGCGGTACAGGCCGACTCGTTCAACGGCAATGGGTCTACGACTAACTTTACCCTGAGCCGCCAGATTACCAACCTCTACGACATTGAGGTGCTGGTTGATAACGTGCAGCAGTCGCCATACGACGGCTCTTATTCTGTTAATGGCACGACCATTACGTTTTCGTCTGCCCCGGGCAGCGGCACCAACAATATCTACATCGTCTACCGCGACCATCCGATTACGAGTATTGCGCCAAAGGGTCAAGAGATAGAGTTGTTTTCTTCTGGGGGCGGTACATTTACTATTACACCAGCTAGCTCAGCTACCGACAGGACGTTGACGCTGCCTGATTCGGCTGGCACGGTTGATACATTGCAGCGTGCTGGTAATGTGTTGCAGGTTGTAAAAGGGACAGTCCCTACTGCCTACGATACTTTTTCATCAGCTACTCCTGCGGCATCAAGTTTATATGTAGATATAACCCCGTCTAGTGCCTCAAGTAAAATTTACATTACTGCGTCATTTCACGTAGATACCGTAGGCGCTAATAATGGGTGGGCTGTTCTTTTCAGAGATAGCACAAGTTTACTCACTGGAACAGCATACTCAAATTTTTATGTAAACGCTATTACTATTCGGCTTTTGGTTGGGGGTTCAATTTTATATTTAGATTCTCCAAACTCTACATCTTCATTGAGGTATCGAGTTTATGGTGCAACCAGCGGCTCGTCTATGCAGCTTAGACATGATTTACAAACACCACAAATTATAGCGATGGAGATTGCAGCATGAACTTACATATCGCAATTCTAAAATTAAACCCATCGGTGGTAACAATTCGTGGTGACGTTGCCTATGATGCCAACGAGCAAGTGGTGTCCTATGACGCAGCAGCGGCTCAAGCCTTAGTGGATGCCAGCGCCTACAAAGAGCAACGTGCAGCAGAGTACCCCGCCATTGGTGACCAACTAGACGCCTTGTTTCACTCGGGTGTGTTCCCTGCTGACATGGCTGCTGCGATTCAGGCGGTCAAAGACAAGTACCCTAAAGGGGCGGAGTAAACAATGGCACTAAGTAAGATACCAGCAGACCTTATTACCGGCGGTTTAAGCGTCGATCCAGCCGCGCCTGCTGATGCCATAACTGTTGACTCCAGCGGTAACGTAGGTATTGGGACTAGCGCTCCTACTTTTTCTGCTGGTGGCGGTTTGATGATCCAGAATGGAACACAAGCCAACTTAAAATTAGACCACTACTTAAACGGTGGTTTTGAAATTCAATCAGTATCTAGCACATTAAGGTTTTATTCGACTGCAGCCTCTGCAGAACGCGCCCGTATCGACTCCAGCGGTAACTTGCTGTTGGGGACGACGGCTAGTAATTCTGGTTATGGCAACAATAACGCTGGAATGACCTTAACAGCGTCAGGCCCAACCGTTTTCTCCAATAGTTCTTCCGGTGATTACGGCCTTGTCCTCAACAAAACTGCACCACAGTCGGGTTCGACTTATTATCAGGTGAATTTCCGCAGTGCAAACGTCAGTGTTGGCGGCATTTTTACCAATGCAAGTTCAACGACTTATTCGACAACATCAGACCACCGTCTAAAAGAAAACGTGGTTGGTGTTACTGGCGCATCTGCACGGGTGCAACAACTCAACCCTGTTCGCTTTAACTTTATTGCAGATGCGGATGCTACTGTTGATGGCTTTCTCGCGCATGAGGTGCAGGACGTTGTGCCTGAAGCAATCACGGGCACTAGGGATGAGGTGGACGCAGAGGGTAACCCGGTCTACCAAGGCATTGACCAAAGCAAACTGGTTCCGCTTTTAACTGCTGCGCTGCAAGAGGCGCTGACCAAGATTGAAACACTAGAGGCGCGTGTCGCCGCATTGGAAGGCGGTGTTTAAATGTCATACATAGGCATCCCCCCGTTTGGGCAGACGATACGCACGGTAACTGAGGTCACTGCGACCTCGGGCCAGACCACGTTTAATATTACTGGCGGCTATATCGTCGGGTATGTCGATGTATTTTTAAACGGCGTTTTGCTGACCAATGTCGAGGACTACACCGCTACTAACGGCACGACGGTTGTTTTGCTGACCGGGGCCACGGCGGGCGATAAGTTCACCTCTATCTCATACCAACTGCTCAACTTGACCACCGACGCCAACGTCACCACGCTGGGCATTTGGGAAAACGCATCAACGATCAACAGCAACTACACCATCACCTCGGGTAACAACGGGCTAAGCGCAGGGCCTTTGACTATTGCAGCAGGTGTTTCTGTAACCGTGCCGACAGGCAGCAACTGGATTGTGGTGGGCTAAAAATGACGATTACGCTAAACGGCACAACGGGCATCACAACGCCAAGCATTGACGCTTCTGCTGGTAATTCTAATTTGACAACGCTGAGTGTTGCTGGTAATTCTAATTTGACAACGCTGAGTGTTGCTGGTAATGCTATCTCTGCGGTCAATGGTTTAGGTTTCCGCAATCGCATCATCAACGGAGATATGCGTATTGACCAAAGAAACGCTGGGGCGAGTGTTACGCCTGCGGCTGGCCCTGCTAACACTTATTTACTTGACCGTTGGGCGTATGGTTACTCACAAAACAGTAAAGCATCAATTCAACAAAGTACGACTGCCCCAGCAGGTTTTACTAACTCTTTGCTAGTGACTTCTCTTTCCGCTTTTTCTGTTGCCGCTAGTGACTATTTTCTAATTAACCAACCAATAGAAGGTTTTAATTTTTCAGATTTAGCATGGGGAACGGCATCTGCTAAAACAGTAACCATTTCTTTTTGGGTTCGTTCTAGTTTAACTGGAACATTTGGAGGCTCTCTAAGAAATTCTGCCTCTGATAGGTCTTATCCGTTCACTTATACAATTTCTTCCTCTAATACTTGGGAACAAAAGTCAGTAACAATCGCTGGGGACACAACTGGCACTTGGGTAACAAATAATGGTCTTGGAGTAAGGCTTACATTTGGACTTGGTTCAGGTGCTAGTTTTAGTGGAACTGCTGGAGCATGGGCAGGGGCTAATTACCAAACTGCCACAGGCGCAACCTCAGTAGTCGGCACATCCGGAGCCACCTTCTACATAACAGGCGTCCAGCTTGAAGTAGGCAGCGTAGCGACCAGTTTTGAGCGCAGGAGTTATGGGCAGGAGCTTCAGCTTGCACAGCGTTATTACTATAAAAGTATTTTCACATCTGCTTGGTTTAACGACTGTTACCAAGCCGGTACAAGCTACTCAGGACAAACCATACCTTTCCCAACAACAATGCGGTCATATCCAACTATCGTAGCAGACTTAAGTACAAATTGGGTCACAAGCAATCTTTCGGCTAATTACATACAGTATGCCAATGCTAACCATGCAACTTGGCAAATTAGGGTAACCAGTACTGGCAGGGGGTACGCATACTATAACACCTCACCCTCTACAAACGGTGCTGAATTTATTGCGGAGTTATAAATGTATAAATTAACGCTAAGTCCTTTTAGTCAAGAAGCAATCGCAGTAATTCGCTTTTCTGACAACGCCTTCATCCCCTTTGACTCCGCCAACACAGACTACGCCGAGTATCTTGAGTGGCTGGCAGAGGGCAACACGCCCGAACCGACTGAGGAGCAGCTAACATGAGCAAAGACAAATACCCTAAAGGAGGTGCCTAAATGGGCGTCGTAATCCAAAACCCATCAGGTGGAAGCGTTACTTTTGATAGCGCCAACACCGCAAATGACTACACCTTGACGCTGCCGGGGGCGGTTGGTACGTTGACTGACGGGGCTACTATTACCCCTGATTTGACTGCTAACAGTACGTTCTCAGTGACGCTGGGTGGCAACCGAACAATGGCTAACCCAACAAGTCCAATCGCTGGGCAGACGGGTTCAATCTTTATCGTCCAAGACGGTACGGGTAGTCGCACGTTGTCGTGGGGCAGCTACTGGGACTTCATCGGCGGCTCAGCGCCGACACTAAGCACGGGGGCTAATGCCGTTGACCGGGTTGACTATGTAGTGCGTAGCGCCACATCCATCCATGCTGTATTTACGGCTAACTACTCATGAGCTTAATTAAGAACAACGCACTGGTTGGCGCATCAGGTGCCACAGGATACATGCTACAGCGCAGCCTGCGCTTTCGGTCTAGTGCGTCTGCTTATTTAAATAGGACGCCTGCGTCTGCTGGTAACCGCAAGACTTGGACTTGGAGTGCATGGGTTAAGCGTGGACAATTTGGTGCTGAACAACATTTATTGATAGCCGGTACGTCAGCAACTGACAGGATGCAAATTGCTTTTAATTCGTCAGACAAACTAATTGTTTATCACCAAGACGCATCAGGAAACGATTTATATTTACAAACTAGCGCAGTCTACCGCGACCCATCTGCTTGGTATCATGTGATTGTTGCTTTAGATACAACACAAGCGGTTGCAAGTAACAAATGCAAACTGTATGTTAATAGTGTACAAGTTACTGACTTCACTACAAATACAAACACCGTTACAACTAATGAAGAGTTAAATATAAATAATGCTACACCACACGCTATTGGTGTTAGAAATTATGCAAGTATCAATTATTTTGATGGCTACCTTACTGACATTAACCTCATCGACGGTCAAGCCCTAGACCCCACCTATTTCGGCGAAACAGACGCTACAACGGGTGTATGGAAGCCTATTAGCTATAGCGGGACGTATGGCACTAACGGGTTCTACCTGAACTTCAGCGACAACACCAGCACGACCACGCTAGGCTATGACACCAGCGGCAACGGCAACAACTGGACGGCTAACAACATCAGCGTGACCAGCGGGGCAACCTACGACTCCATGACTGATGTGCCAACGCTGACGAGTACAGATGCGGCGAACTATGCTACGTTGAATCCTACATTTGCAATGTCTGGTGTAACAACAGGGGCAACAATTATTGATGGGAACCTAAAGAAAACAACTGGAACAGACGCTAATGCAGTTAGTTCTTTTGCCTTGTCTGCTGGTTCTTGGTATTGGGAAATTTCAATTGAAAATGTAGCGCCCGGTAATATATATTGCGGCTTGTTAGATATTGATTCAGCAACTTTTACTCAATGGCGACACACTGGAGCAACTTCAGGCACAACATCAACTCCAACAATAGCAACGTACACACTTGGCGATACATTGTCTTTTGCTTATGATGCAGACAACAATCGCATTTACTATGCAAAAAACGGAGTTTGGCAAAACTCTGCTGACCCATCTGCTGGCTCTGGATTTTTGACGCCAAATACATCTGTTGCTAAATATCCATTTGGTAGGTCGCAAGCAACGCAATATTTAGCCTTCAACTTCGGTCAACGCCCCTTTGCCTATACCCCGCCCGCTGGCTTTAATAGTCTGAACACATACAACCTGCCTGACTCGACTATTGTGGACGGGAGTCAGTATTTTGATGCATACCTGAACACAGGCAGCGGCACCTCTAGAACTGATGTTATTTCGTTTCAACCAGATTTTGTTTGGACGAAATCACGCAGTGCAACAGGTTTTAATATTATCCAAGACTCAGTGCGTGGTGCTGGGAATCGGTTGATTACTGATGGCACATATGCAGAAGATTACAACGCCACTTACGGTAGCTTTACCAGCACTGGATTTACTTTTGGTTCAAATACTAACACGAACTCAAGCGGCGTGACATACGTTGACTGGTTTTGGAAAGCCAACGGCAGCGGCGTAAGCAACACCGACGGCAGCATAACGTCAACTGTCAGCGCCAACACCACGGCTGGGTTTTCGATTGTGACTTATGCGGGGAACGGAACAGACAACGCCACAATTGGGCATGGTTTGGGAGCCGCTCCAAGAATGCTAATTTGGAAACCACGCAATGCCACAACTGATTGGATGGTTTGGCACGCAGGGCTATCGGGGTATAACTATGATGTTCGACTAAACACAACTGCGGCGCAAGGAACTGGAGCTAACCCTTTAAACAATACAGCACCAAGTTCGTCTGTTGTTACCTTACGCAATCAAGGCGATGTTAATGGCGTTGGTAAGGATATTGTCTGTTATGCGTTCGCCGAAGTCGAGGGCTATTCCAAGTTTGGTTCGTACACGGGCAATGGAAGTGCTGACGGGCCGTTTGTGTACACGGGGTTTAGACCTGCGTTTGTGATGGTTAAACGTGCTGATGGTGTAACTAACTGGGTACTACACGATAGTGAACGTGATCCAGAAAACCCAAATGGCCTGCAATTATATCCTAACCTAAGCAACGCTGAAGCAGGAACGGCCAGCGGTGAAGTATTTGATTTCTTGAGTAATGGCTTTAAATTGAGGCTATCTGGCGGTGAGATTAACGTCTCTAGCGGTACATACATCTACGCGGCATTTGCCGAAAACCCATTTAAGAACGCATTAGCGAGGTAACAACAATGTTCATGCTTAACAACAACCCCTTGCCTGTTGGACGCGCCTTTGTCCATGATGGCATCCAATACCCAGCCAACTGGCTACGCCTTGCTAGTGCAGCAGAGAAAGCCGCCATTGGCATCACCGAGGTAGCCGACCCTGTTCGCGCTGATGACCGCTTCTACTGGAGCGGCGATGTCAACCTGCCTAAAGAACTGAACGACCGCGAGGAAGTAGACGCCGAGGGCAACCCGATGTGGGTGCAGGTGCTGGGCGAGGTTGATGGCGTACCAGCGATGGTGGACTCTGACGAACGGCTGGTTACCAAAGGGCTGAAGAGTCAATGGGTTGCACAGGTCAAAGACACGGCTGGCAAGCAATTAGCAGCTACCGACTGGATGGTCATTCGTAAGGCAGAGCGCGGCACAGAGATACCAACTGCTACCGCAGCGCACAGGGCGGCGATACTAGCCGAAGCCGAGCGCCTTGAGACGGCTATTGCCGGGGCTGCTGATATTGATGCGTTTATCGCGGTGGTGCAGGATCAACGCTGGCCGGAGGCTTAAATGACTATCTCACGCGAATTAGCTGAGTTTGCCACTGGCTACGGTGCCGGTAGCTTTGCCGTCGGTAGAAATCGCATCATCAACGGGGATATGCGGATTGACCAGAGGAACGCTGGGGCGGCTCAGACAGTTGGGTATGGTTATTCTTTAGACAGATGGCAAGTAGAGGCTCCAGTTGGTGGGAAAGTAGACCAACAACAAAACGCTGGTTCTGTAACTCCTCCAAGCGGCTTTAAAAACTATCTTGGGTGCACATCTACGTCCGCTTACTCTGTTAGCTCCACTGATTACTTTACGGTTGCACAAAAGATAGAGGGGTATAACGTTGCTGATTTAGCATGGGGCACAGCAGACGCAAAGACTGTGACGTTATCTTTTTGGGTTCGCTCTAGTTTGACAGGCACTTTTGGTGGGTCTTTAGTAAATGCGGCAGGAAATCGTTCTTATCCATTCACTTATACAATTTCTTCCGCTAACACTTGGGAACAAAAGTCAGTAACTATTGCTGGCGATACCAGCGGTACTTGGCTTACTACAAACGGCAATGGGCTTGCTGTAAATTTTGGTCTGGGTGTAGGCTCCACATATAGTGGAACTGCGGGGGCGTGGGCGGGTGCTTACTATTTCTCAGCCACGGGCGCAACCTCTGTAGTCGGCACATCTGGAGCCACCTTCTACATTACAGGCGTCCAGCTTGAGGAAGGCACTGTCGCCACGCCGTTCGAGCGCAGGCAGTATGGGCAGGAGTTGGCGTTGTGTCAGCGGTATTACTCAACAGAGCCTCAATTTAGTTTTATTGGTTATAGTACAACATCAAATGCGGTTGAATCTCGGGTTTCGTTGAAAGCATCAATGAGAGCAGCCCCTACAATTTCTGTGGCAAATAGCGGAACACTAAATT